TGCTTGATAGTGCGTCCGTCGGAGCAGGTCAGGTCGTTCTTAGTGGCCCAGCCACTGAAGTCGAACTTCATCCTTCTCCTCTGACTTGGCTCATCGGCATGCTGAGCACTGACTGAACATCAGGACCGGAGTCCGGAATATCCTCCTCGCCGTCCAGGGAGGTATCACCCATCTGAGGGTTGATGTTCGGGTTCTGCAACTGATCCGCCTGCTCGTTCGGGGACGGCGGAAGACCGATCCTCGTGCGGGCCTCATTCGGCGTGATGACCTGGTCCCTGAGCATGGTGTCCAGGGACGTGACGATCTGGCTCGGTGGGACGTTCTTGAACGGGTCACGGATGTACTGCACGGCCTGTCCCTGGGTGCGCGCGGTCTTCGTTAAGAAGGCCTTGCTCATCCCGTCGGCGAGCGCCGAGAGCACGGGCTCCACAGCCCGGTTCCAATAGTGCGTCCAGACGATCTCCGTCGCGGTGCCCTTGAAGACGTCCTCTGAGATCCCCAGTCGACTCATGAGCTCGGCTGTGAGGAACTTGATCTGATCAAGCAGGTTGTTCTCCGCCGGGCGGTTCAGCTGAGTAATCTTCTCGGAGCCGTCGGTGTAGGCGATCCCATGTCCGCCCTTGCCGAGCTGGTCCTCGATGGACTGGATGCGGTTCTCTGCCCGCTGGCGCATGGCCTCGGTCTTGACGACGTAGGGGAGCTGGATGATGATGTCCAACTTTCCGGTGTACGTCTTCTCGTCGGCCAGGTCCAGCATGGAGAGCTTGCGGCTCAGTCGCTTGAGGGTCGAGTTCGGCTTGTTCATCACCTCGTAGAGAGGATTCTCGATGATGGCCACCGTGCGCTTCGGCAGGATCACCCGCTCCTTGTTCGAGGCGGCCTGGTTGTAGACCTCCACCTCGACGTTCTCGGGGAACCACTGAGTGATCCGTCCGACACGTAGCTGCTTGATGTCGAAGCTGTTGTTCGTCCTCGGATCCAGATCAGACTCGACCGGGACGATGGCGATGACCCCTTCGTCGAACAGCGACAGCACGGCGTCCTGGATGAAGGCGCGTCCGTTCTGGTCGATGTTCGGCTCGAGCATCAGACAGTCGTTGAGAGCCGAGCGCCGAATCCCGATGAAGGTTCCATTTTGAGCCGTGTCGACATGTCGGATCGGCGTGGCGGACACGTCGATTGCGATCATGTTGAACAGGGACGAGATGATCGACTTGTCGGCCGTCCAACCGAGTGCGAGCCTGTCGGCCCGTACCGTGTAGGAAGGGCCGAGGGTCGACCGGCTAATGTCCTTGCCAGTGAAGGCGTTGTAGGCGTGCTGTAATCTGTCTCGCAGTCCTATGACCTCCACCTCCTAGTCGAACATGTCCTTGTTGAGTTTGTATGCGACCCAGGCGTCCATCAGGGCGGCGACCGAGTCGATCTTGTTCTCCCGTCGGGCCTTCAGGAGCTTGCGGTTCCCGTTGGTGTCCTCCAGGGTGATGGCGTTACCCATGGTGAAGGTCATCATGGACTGGTCGAACAGGAGCTTGCGATCCTCCGCCATGTCCTTGATCTCGCCGAGTGGAACGGACTCCGTCCGGGATCCCTGAATCACCTTCTCGATCCCGAACGGGCCGTTCTCGTTCTCCCAGCGAGTGACGAACTCCTTGGCGTTGTACGGGTCGAACCCTAGACAGCGCACGTCATACTCGCAGGAGGCGATGAACGCCTCGAGGTCCTCGTAGACGTTCATCATGTCAAGAACCGTACCCTCGAGCACCATGAGCGAGCCCTCCTGGAGGAACTCCTCGTACTTCTGACGAGTAGCCCCCGGGAGACGCAGCATGGTGCGCTCGGAGATGTAGCAGCGCGTCTTGACGCCGAACCTGCCCCGGCTGAGGGGGAACAAGAATGTGAACGCGGTGAAGTCATCGCCCTGTGAGAGGTCGACTCCGATAGAGCACGGCATACCCCAGAAGTCCTGACGGTTGTGCCGCAGGGTCTCCTCGTAGGTGAAGAAGTACGTGTACCCCTCCATGGGGATGCCGAACCTCTTAGCCAGAATATCGTTCCTGGCCGCGGGTACGTGCTCCGCCCTCTCGACATCTCGCTGATAGGTCTCGTAGGAGACAGTCGCACCGAGATTCGGTTGGGCCTTCAGCCACGTCGACGGATCCGCGACCTCTTTGAGGTCGTCGAGACGGTAGTAGAAGATGGACGTATGCGGATCCGAGTACTCGCCCCTCAGGATGTTGAGGAGCTCCATCTTCATGTTGTCGCCCGCCGAGTTCCTGACAGTACCCTCCGAGGATACGGCCAAGATGAGCCAGTCGTCGACCTTGGAAGCCCCCTGCTCGATGGCACCGACGACATCCTCTCGAATATCGCCGGACAGCCACTCGTCCACCGTGTTCATCTTGGTCCTAAGGCCCTGAAGCTTATCGATGGACATGGGGCGAACCTCGAGCAGACTGTTCGTCATGAAGTTCTCGATCCCCTTCTTGGTGGGGACGAGCTTCTGGCGAAGTGCCCGATTACCGGTCGTGTTCTGAAGAGATCCCTGCGTCATGAAATCGAACAGGGGGCCCTTGGCTCTGGTGATGGCGGTGCGGAAAGGCTGCATGACTTCCTCCGCCTGCTTCATGGTCGGCGCGGTCGTCACCTGGTGAGTGGTCGACGTGTCGATCGTCAGGAAATAGGCTTGAAGGAGTGTCTCGTAAAGAGACTTCGCCCCGCCTCGGGCGACGATGATGTACTGCTTGTTGATGAGGCGTTGCTTCACCCGGCGCTTCTCGAAATGGCCGCCGACATTCGTCTTGTTGGGGACGTAGACCGATCGCTCGGTGAAGAACCACCAGCCGAAGATCTCCTCGGCCCAGAGTTTGAAGCTGGGGAGTAATCGAAGATCGGATCCGTCGGTGAGAGTCATCTCCGCTTCCGCGAAGCGGATGAATCCCTCCACAGCGTCGCTATCGTAATAAAAGCCGGGATTGCGAATCCGATCATCGATCCTGTTCATCTCCATCTCGATCTCCTTGCAGACCGGAATCCGACCTGCTAGAACATCGTCTCGGAACTCTGCGTAATATCGCGGGGTAGCGGTATTCGACAGCATGGTCAGCGGCGCTTCTTGGCCCGCCTGCGCTTACCGGTCGACTCGAGCTTCTTGCCCGAGGCCTTAGCCGCAGCGCGACCCGCGACAACCCCCGTGGCGTGGACCCCTACCCCAACCGCGCCGATCTTCGCAAGGTTCTTGGCGAGAGTCTTGTCGCCGCGACCAACAACCTTGGTTCCGGAAACGGCGAGCTTACGCCGACCGGCTCCTCCCGAGCGAACCGCGGTGGAAAGAGCCTTGCTAGGGGCTTTCTTGCCGAACTTGGACTTCGCTGCGCGTGCAGCGGCTCCGCCCTTGGCCGCATTGCGAGCAGTGTTGCCGGCCTTCCGGGCCTGGTTCTTCGCCTTGAAACCCGCGCTACGAGCAGCGGCACCGGCCTTGAACTTGGCAGCGTTAGCGCCGAGCCTGGTGGCCTCAGCGTACTTGCCGGCCTTGGTCTGCTTCAGCTTGTCCGCAGCACCCTTGAGGTTCGCCGACTGCGCCTTGGCGAAGCGCTTGGACTGGGCCGTCTTCACACGGGCCTGGGCTCCGAGATTGCGGCTCTTACCCTGAGCGAACTTCTTAGCCGCGGCTCCCTGCTTCTTGGCAACTCCGGCGATCTTCTTGCCGTTGCCTGACTTGTGTAGGTAGTATCCAGCGCCAACAGCAGCAGCGGTGCCGAGGACTCCTGCAATAGCGGCCTTCTGCTTGCGGGAGAGCCCCTTGCGCTTCTTGGAGGGACCGGCGCCCCCGGAAGGGCGCTGCTTGCGAACGCCCCACCGCATGCCTTTGACGCCGTGGTGCGCGAGGACCTCGTCCTCATCGATGAAGAAGATGTTGTCGGACATTCTTGTCTCCGAGTGCTTGAATCGCTTGGCGCCCTTGAGAGCGGCCGATCCTCCCTTAGAGGCGGCTTTCTTGATCCCTTTCTGGAGCACGTTCTGCAAGGTATTGAAGGCGGCCTCCTCGGCGGCCTTCCCCGCCTTGTTACGATAGCGCTCCATCCGGGTCTGGGTGAGCTGACGATACTCCTTCTCCAGCCTGATGCGGTTGTTGATCCTCCGCAACTGGTCATCGGACATGCCGTCTATTTTGGCCTGCTTCTTGGAGGTCCACTTCTTCGCATCCTTGATGCGCTTCTTGCGAACGCCCCACCGCATACCCTTGACGCCGAAGTGCATAAGTTCTGAGTGGCCCATACGCTTGTTGTGCCCCTTCTTGTAGAATTTACGGGCAGCCTCGGCGAGTGTGGCGTCCGTGGAGTACGTCTTACCCAGCTTCCCGCGGTCCAGCTCGCCGTAATACTTCTCACGACGCTCCGTGGCGGTCAGCTGACGGTTGCGCTGGTTGGCCAGGCGCCAGTTCTTGACCTTCTCGGCGTGCTCCTTGCGGATCTTGAGGTACGTCTCGATCTTGCCGATGTCGTTATCGCCATACTTGGCCTTAAGCTTGGCCTCGTACTTTGCGCGCCGCTCGGCATTGCGCTCCTCACGACTCTTGCGAGTCCCTTTGCGCATCCCCTTGACACCGTAGTGCATGAGTTCGGTCATGGGGCCTCCTTCTGCACGTTGATCCGCCAGGCGTACTCCTGAAGCTGCTTCTCGATCGCCGTAACGACGAATGAGTTGGCTGGAGGATCGAAGACAAGTCTGACTTGCAGGTACAAATACGTCTTGACAGCCTCGAAATTCTTCGTAATGCCTGTCAGGTACTGGTCCCAGGTCTCCGCCTTGCCGGTGATCTTGAAAGGGGGCAGACCGAGCTGCTCCGCGAACATGATCGCCGTGTTGGTGTGAAGAATGATCTCCTGATCGAAGGCTGTGTAGTCCTCGGTGATGCCGAGGGCCTTCTTGATGTCATTGAGTATCGAGTCAGCCACGGTCACCTCCAGGGTATCGTGTCGTTCGGCGTTCTCTCGACAGGAGGCTTGGGTAGCAGACTCGCATCGCCGAAGTGAATCGCGTTGTGTGTGTCGTGTCGGACGCAGATCAGGTACTCGGGGTCGAGGATGTCAGGATTGAACTCTCCCTCGAGGTCCTCAGGCCGAATCGGGTTCATATGATGAACGAGAATCTTGTCGTAGATGTCGTGACCTGGGACCCCGAGGTCGCATGCGTCGTCTCGCAGGATGACCTTCTGCCTTGCCTGGCGCCACTCGTTGGAGTGATAGAAGGTCTGGTTCAGATACCGTTCGAAACCGAAGGTCTGATCCCCTGGATCCTGATTGAGACGTAGGTATTCGTACCGATCCTCGAAGGATTCGATGCGAGAGAGTTCACTATAGGTCCGAATCCGACTCAAGCCCCACACCTCCTCCGGCGTAGGACTTAAACGCTTCGAGAACCTCCTTATAGGCCTCCTCACCTCGAGCTGAGGCCGCCAGAGCATCGGCTTTGGCCTTGAGCATGTCGTTCTCAGCCCTGATTCGCTCCTGCTCCAGCCGCTCACGGCTCGTGGCGAGCTTGAGGTAGTGCGTGATGATGGAAGGAGGAGCCGTGCCGTCCAGTAGCATCTCCTCGGCTCGCCGGACTGCGAGTGACATGAGTCGATTCTCCTGCTGCTCCGGAGTGGCGGCCCGTCCTCTGGGTGACTTCTTGGCCCTTGCCACGGAATTCTCTCCTGTTCCGGGTTCCTTTACTAGGTATGAATCGGGGGTTTCAGGTAGGACAGGACGACTTGCGTACCCCTCGTTGGGTAGAAAGGAACGAACGCAAGAAGACCCCAACGACACATGTCGTCCTGTCCTACCTGAAACCCCGATTCATATTGCCCAAAAGCACCTCCGGGGCAAATG